TCTACACACTTGAAGATGCCCAAGCATTTGTTAGAGAGCATTTGACCCACCACCAAGCCTATGTCGTGCTCGTGCCTGTAGTCGCACAGTCCATGCCAGCATAGAGGTCGTTCTAGCACCCCCTTTCATGCTATGCTATAAATAACAACGCAGGCCTGCTATGCAGGTCTTGCATGACTAAGAAGGACGAACACATGACCATAGACATCAACAAGCGAATGCTGGAGAAGCACACGGAGCAGCTCAAGCAAGAGGCCTCGGACAGGGCCATTGTACGAGCCCGCCGAGAAGTGGAGATCAACGGCAACGGAACCTCGGGCTACACCATCCGAGAGGGCGAGCATGCGGGCACAGTGGTGGGACACATCCGCAGAGACCCCGCCAAGATCTAATGCACCGCACGGACCGAGCCATCTTGATCATGGCAGTGATCTATGCCATCACAGTGACCCTGGCCCTGATCCTGATGTGGCCTTTATGACCCCGGATAATTAACAGCATGGACCGCTTGGACTGTGTATTCCTGCTCATGGTGATCATCGCCGTCACCCTGATCGCCCATGCCCTGGACACCCCCCGCTGTGGGCCCGATCGTTCACCGCGGATACTGGAACCGCTCTACCACACGATCTAGCACCGGACCCGCGCGGACTTCACCGCCTCTATCACACCGGCGATCACTCTGAGCCATGCCGTAACCACAGGGCTCCGTCTCCCGCTCTACCACTGGATGTAGTCTGCCGCCCGACCCCGCCTCACCGGCCGCATGGTTGGTCAACAACCGCGCCGATTACCACAGGGTTGATCTTGCCGAAACGCAGGGTTTTTCTTTGGGGACTGTGTGTGCTCAGTGTGCCGGTGGTGGCCCCTAGGGGGCAGGGTGGTCGACCCCCTACGCAATCCAGAGTGGTGCCCAGGGCGGATCTCCACCCTGGGCCGTGACAACGGGTCCGTTCTGTTGAGGAAGATTACGAGTGACGAGTGGCTCCGGTCTCCGGGTTGGTAATCGTTTCTGAATTGATTCGATCGGAGGCCTGGTCGCATAGCATTTTTTTATAAAAAGCATTTTTTGTATTTTGTAAGCCCCATGGTGTAAAAATCACCTGGTGGATGCTAAAATACCCCCATATTAAAAAAAACGCAGCAACTACCTTTACCCAGCAGTGCCCCGATTCTGTATACACGCCAAAAGTGACCACACCCCAGTGTTTCTCATTTTTGGAAAATTTGCACAGCTGCCAACACACCCACTGCTGTATAGGGTCACACACACAGCCAACTGTATAAGTACAGCATGCACATTGGTAAAATGATCAAACATTATAACAAGATTTGGACACCGGTATTTTTTGCAGCAGCAGCAGTCACTTATTACTTGAATTGTTCAGAAGCAATCTGTCATCACAATCATCATGGGCACGGCCATGATCAATCACATTTTACAGGGATGTTTTTCATGTGGCTGGCCATGGGATTTGCACATCTGGGTGCCTGGTTCGAACACTGCGATTGCAAGTAGACTCCAGGGCAGATACACACCCCAGTGTTTCTCAGATTTAAAAAATTTGCTGCTGTGTTTTTTTGCTAGCTGTATACCACGGTGCAGCGATCATGTGCCGCCAATCTCAGATCCCACCAACTGCTGGGTCTTATGGTCACATGCTTGTTGCTGCCATCGGGCAGGGTCTTGCCAGAAGCACGGGTGCAGATGCTGAGATACACCCACTTGCCGCTGTGGTCAAATATGTCTTGGATCACCCAATCCACAGCAGACACAGGCACATGTTCCATGACGTCGGTGCAGATCACCATGTCATACCTGCCCACGGGTCGCACGCTATAGGGTTCGTACGCGGGATCATAACCTGTGATTCTGCCCTGCCATTGTGCGGGCCAACACTGAGCTTTGCCACAGCCGTAGTCCAGTATGGTGTCACAGGCATGTTGCTGCAGCAGCCGATCTATCGCTGGTATGTGTGGCACCAGGCTCTTGCCCGAGAACGTGCTGTTGCGGGCATGCTCCAGGCGGTGCTGCTCTATGTAGTAGTCTCGCTCGTCCATGTTGCCAGTATTTAATGCTGGGCGTCAGTCCGCCGTGAGCCACTTGCGGCCGCAGTAGTAGCACACTGCTGTGCGGGTGCCATCTGCCCGCTGTTTTAATGTGTAGTACACGCCCGGGTGCGTGGGTTCCTCCTGATAGCGATCCCAGCCCTCGCAGTAGACCTGTGTGTCCTGATCTTCCATGCACATAATTAGCCACGGCGGGCATAATTAACACACATGTTCATGGTGCACTCGCTGATGAAAGGCCACATACACAACGCCCGCTGCGCTGGTTCGTTCCTGCGATCGCAGTGTGATCATGTTGACGGCTACGAGGCCATGTTCCCCCGACACCAGCCCACCAACACCCTGTACCCGCACTATGAGTGGAGCATGATCATCAGAGATCCCGTGGAGAGATTCATCAGCCTGTGGCAGCATTGGCTGCAGCTGCCGCAGTATCGGGAGCGCATCGTGCTGGGACCGGGCGGCCTGGTGTGCGAGCGGTCAATCATGAGCAACTGGCACAGCTTCGTGGACTGGCACAGGGACCATCCCACCCAGGATCATGGCGACACGGCCTGGAGCTCGCAGGGGCACAGGGCCACGGCCCGCACTGTGTTCTTCCGCTTCGAGGACGAGATCGAGGCCTGCGTGGCGTGGATGGGCGGCCGAGTCACCGGGGCGGCCATAAACCAAAGCATCAGCCTGCACACCGGCATCACTGCGCAGCAGCGCACCTACATACAGCAGCACTATGGCCCTGACCAGGCGCTGTGGCAGAGCCTGCGGTAGGCAATCAGGTTGACCCATCTGCAAGGGCGTGCTACAATAGTCATAAGTAAACAAGAACAAAGTAAGGTAAAGCAAGTAGAGACAACGACACATGGGCACATTCAGTGCACCAGGCTAATTTTCCCCACTAGAATTACAGTACCTAATAATAACAACAACAAAAAAGAAAGACAATGACAACAATGACACAAGGAACAGTAAAATGGTTCAACGCCCAAAAAGGGTTTGGATTCATAGCAACAGAAGACAAGGACGTGTTCGTACACATAACAGCGGTTCAGGCAGCAGGCATGGACACTCTCAACGAGGGTGATGCAGTGATGTTTGACCTGGAATCCACAGACAAGGGTCCAGCAGCAGTCAACCTATCCGTCCAGTAGATCATCACATCGAGCCCGGCTGCACCAGCGGCCAGGGCCTGTAGTGCAACTTCAATATCACATCCTCCACCACTATCCGCCCCCGGGGCTCTGTGCCGCACAGATACTGCGTCAGCACGCTCATCCTGTTGATCTCCTGGAAGGTGATCTGTGTGCCCCATAGGTCATTGGGGCCACCATAACAGGGTCCACCCTGCCCTGCTCGATTCTCCCCCACGGCCTCGCCATCCAGCTGCAGGCGTATCTGGTGGTCCTGCACGGGTCCGGAACGCTGCGCCACGACCTCCAGCTCCATGCCCGTGAGCTGGGCCGGGATCCAGTGGCAGTGGTAGTGCCACAGGCTGTGGCTGTCCGTGGTCAGGGTCTTGATGGGTCTCAGGGTCAGCACATGCATATGTGTGTTATTTAAAACACTCCGGCCGTGGCAGGCAATTACCAAAGGTTGACACACTGCAGCGTTGTGCTACAATACACCCATCAACAACGGAGAACACAAATGAACAATTTGTTTTCATATAGAAACATTGCCATCGCAGTAGTGGTGGTATTGGTTGCGTTGGTGGGCTACTACACGCTGAAGCCAAAAGCCACAGCGCCAGCGGCCAAGCCAGCAGTGACAGCACCGGTAACACCGGCTGCACCAGCCAAGAAGTAACACACAACATTCACAGGGCGGATCCGTCTGCCCTGTGAGTAACTGATCACATCATGTTTAGAATATTTCGCCCCACACTGGAATGGATCCATCGCGACTACCGCAGCTATCCCCTAAGATTCTGCGTGGAGTTGTTGGCCTGGTGCTTCAGCATCGGCTGTTCCATCACCATGAGCGCCACGGTGCCAAACCCACCCTGGCTGATACTGTACCCCATATGGATCTCGGGCTGTGGCATGTATGCCTGGGCGGCCTGGAACCGCCGCAGCTTTGGCATGCTGGCCAACTACCTGCTGCTGACCACGATAGACTCCGTGGGCATGTTCCGTCTCTTGATGCAGTGACGACACCACCCATATAACTGGGTGCTTTACTGCATGGCGTGAGCAGTAAATAATCCAGCATGAGGCACAATAGATATTCCCAGAGCAGGATGATCACACAGCCCGACCTATGGTTCCGCCGACGCCAGCGGCTGTTCATATATCACTACCTGCACCAGCCGCAGTTCGGCGCACCCAAGCAATGGCAGGACCTCGCAGGCACGCACTGCCAGTATCGTGGATGGGTGCACCTCAGCAACTGGCACCGCGGCGAGATATGGACCTACCCCACGCAGAAACATCTCATGCTGGTCAAGATGCAGGTCTGCAGGGACGATCTCATAATGCGAGAGGACTGGCAGAAGATCATGCGAGACAAGGTGCGCAGGGAGCGCGAGCACCGCCGGCAGCTGGACAGGCTCACGAAGCATCACGGCGAGCAGTACACCTGGTGGAGCCCGGATAGATAATATTTTTTCCATTTGTTAGCATGATGTAAATAGTTGGCATGGAAAAGGTATTGTCAACTTATTATCCCGGAAATGGATCAAGGGTTTATTATGGTTTATACAGTCCATCGATACGGAGATTCCTTCTAGTAGACGACCATAATATATTTGCACTGTATAAAACAGCGCAGGTGTTGTCATCAAAAATAAACACAGTGTTATTCATATTGCAAGAACACAATAGATTTCCCAAAATGACCAACGACAATTGTTTTAAATTTACTTTCCAACACCACAAATTTCAAGTTGAAACCAGCGGGGATGGATTGAGGCAAAGTCCAACAGCAGCATATCTTAGGACCGACGGAAGTACCAAAATACAAAAAGTTGACCTGCCCGCGGAGTTCCGCCATGAAGATAGGAAAAATAAATTGTTAGAAACACAAGACTATGCAAAATATGTCAACTGCTGCATGCATGCCATAATGTTGACGTCAATGATCTACCAGCAGATACACATCGAGCAAGAACACAACGAATACAATTCATTCCTTTACAATAAACCCCTAGAGCCCACCCTCACCACGCACATGATGAATATTTTAACATATGCAGAAAATATTACAGAAGCCCAGGACCAAGTCAACGTTTTTTGGTATCAACTTATAAGCAAAAATCTTAATGAAAGAGTTTTTTACCCCGAGAAGTGGCAAAATGAATTTAAAAAAAATTGTATTGAATTTTATAGTATCATAGGTACCGAGATGCCCAAAGACATTCAAAAGGTCTTCAACAATGCTTGATATTAAAACCGACCTGCATCATTTCAGCATAAACGTCAACAGACAGACCCAATCGTTTTGGCACGACGTAAGAGAATCTGCGAGCCCTGCCGGTCAGTGGCTGATCGATATGGCAAAAACAGATGTCTTTACCGCGGTGGGCAGGAATATGGGAGCTTGGTCCTTGCCCTGGAAGTTAAAGATTTTGGATAGATTTAAAATGCCAGCGTACGATCACACCTTCAAAAAAAATTGGACACAAATAACCAATGAACGGGCCAACGAGGTAAAAAAATTAATACAGGAAAAAAATATAAAATTTTGTGTGCTCTATTCCGGAGGCATCGATAGTTTATTAATCACCACGGCCTTGTTAATAAATCTATCCAAAAAAGAATTGGAAAATGTTTCTTTTTATTGCAACACTGCGTCAATAATAGAAAATCCTAAATTTTATAAAAAGTATATCCATGAAAAGTTCGTCACGATTGACAGCACAAAATATTTGACCGAGGATGTTGTAAACATGGGCTATATCATTATATCTTCCATGTCCGGAGATTCATTGTGTGGATCCAAGGGGTGGCTGGACCTGCATAATAATTTTTTTTACTACATCAAGGACTTATCCACAGCCTCAAAACAAAATATTATCAAGCACTGGCCCATGGCACATGATCCCAGTGTGCATTACACTGTTTTCAAAGATCTATTCATAAGCAGGTGGGGAGAAACGTATTGGCATAAGCTACAAAAAAATATATTGACCAGTGATGTGCCTGTGAATAGCCTATATGATGTGGCATGGTGGTCTTTGTTTAATTTGAGATACCTTAACATAGCAATGAGGACGTATACGCATGATAATTTTAAACACGGCTTTGATTACATAGATACCAATCTGTTTGACTGGTACAACACCCAGGATTATCAAAAATGGAGCATGGTCAACAACAACAATGGCGAAAAAATAAATGTTGATGTCAATCTAGCACAAGCATCGCTCAAGTGGTGCGCAAAAAAATACATCTATGAATTTGATAAAAACGAGTGGTATCTTTTTTACAAACAAAAATTAGCGTCTGGAGAGATGCAAAAGCTAAGGCAGAAAGATCACTTGGTCCACGCAAATAAAAACCCAATGACGTTTTTTGCGCTTACAGACACATTACAACCTTTATATTTGTTTGATGAAGGAGTTAAGAAAAATATCCTATATCATTTCGCAAAATTTGAAAAAGATTGGTAATCCCACATAATTGACAATCTCTTATTATCGTGTTAAAATAATTCAGATATGCCACTCATACCAGTAGTGATCGAACAAACATCCAAAGGCGAGCGCAGCTACGACATATTCAGCCGACTGCTGAAGGACAGAATCATTGTGCTGGAAGGCCCCATCGAGGAGCATTCGGCATCTGTTATCGTAGCTCAATTATTATTTTGTGAATCACAAGCACCAGAAAGAGACATAACCATCTACATCAATTCACCAGGCGGATTGGTCACAGCCGGCATGGCCATATACGACACCATGCAATATATCCAATGTGACATACAGACCATTGTCATGGGGCAAGCCTGTTCCATGGGATCATTGTTGGCCTCGGCAGGGACCAAAGGCAAGAGACTGATACTGCCACACGCTCGACACATGATACATCAACCCTTGGGCGGAGCATCGGGCCAGGCCACAGATGTTCAGATCCAGGCCAACGAGCTGTTGCGCTGGAAAGCCGAGCTGACACAAGTTTATCAAAAACACACAGGACAGCCACTAGAAAAATTGCAAGCGGACATGGAGCGAGACAACTTCATGACAGCAGAGCAGGCAGTGGCATATGGACTGGCCGACAAAGTTGTCACCAGCAGAGAAGTGGACAATAAATAGGCATAAATGCCTAACAGCAAAATATTCTGTAACATTCCTTGGTTTGAGTTGAACATCAACAATGATGGCAGTTTCGATCTCTGTGGCTGCCAGAACGACAAGATACTTGGCACCCCGCTGGGACAAGTGTGGAACATCAAGAAGATGTCCATAGAAGAGTATTGGAACAGTCCCCGCATGCGCCAGGCCAGGATGATCAAGCTGGGCGAGATACCCGACCCCATGTGCAGGGCATGCCAACTCAAGGACGAGGTGGGCTATGAGAGCCCGCGCAGGAAAGAAAACATGAAGTCCTTGGTGTTTCTTGATTCTTTCGAGAGGAGCTATCAGCAGAGTCCAAATCTGCCGCGTTTCCAATACAGCGAGGACAACCAAGGACTTACCGAGACCACGGTACACAGCCTACACGTCAATCTAGGAGACCGATGTAATTTTTCATGCAGGATGTGTAATCCGTACTTCAGCACACCATTACAGAGAGAATGGAAAGAGCTTGGATGGATAGATACAAACAACAATTTTGACCATTGGTCTGACGATCCACAGGGGTGGGCAAACTTCATGGATTATCTCGAGAGGCACCCAGACAGCATTCGAGTGATGCACATCATAGGGGGAGAAGTTGCATTCATACCTAAATTTGATTTTCTTCTAAATTATCTAGTGGAGAAAGACATGGCAAAGAATATTAATTTTAGTTTCACAATCAATGGCAGTGTGGATTATACAAAATACTTTGATAGATTGGCAAAATTTAAAAGGACTGAGATAGGCATCAGCATAGAGAGCGTGGAACCGGTGGGCGATTATATCAGACAGGCAGGCAGAATAAAAAATATAATGTCCAACATAGAAAAATTAAAAAAACTGCGACCAGACAACATGGCTCTAGCCATAAGAACTGTGCCAAGCATATTGAGTCTACCAACCTATGCAAGCCTAATCAAGTGGTGCTACGAGCTGGGCATACCAATTGATAACAGCATGCTGGTCAATCCGTTGTGGCAACAGGCCAAACTATTGCCAGACAATCTTAAACAAAAAGTAATAAAAGAAGTATCTGCAGTACTCCACACACTGCCCAAAACAGAAAATAAAGAATTTAACAATCAAAAAGATCCACACAAAATAGATATCAGCATGAGAAACGAATGTGAATCTATTATTGGGCTAGCAAAAGTATCTGCGCCAGTGGATGCAGAACAATTGAGAAAAACCTGCGCAGATAAGCTGGACCAATGGGACAAATTGAAAAAAATAAACATAAAAAATTATTCCTCAGAGCTCTACGAATTCCTGTCTGCATATGGATACCAAGGACACGTAAATGCGTGACGTCAAATTAGCTCTGGACATCCAACCAATATATTGGGCAGAACAACCAGTGGTCAAGATCCAGTTCAACGAACAGGTATTGCACGAAGGCCACATGGGAGAACATAAAACTTTTGAATGGCTGCTGCCCGCCGCAGATAACAATCGCATCAGTGTGTTCCTATTGAACAAGACAGATAGAGACACAGTGGGCGACAAAGACAAGGCCGTGATAATTAAAAGCATAGGGATTGAGGGATTTCGTTATTCCAGTTTCATGTTGCAAAGTCAATATAGGCCAATATACACCAAGGGCTACTACCAATATGCCAAAGAAAATAACATCACAGCGCAGCCAATAATGAAGTCAAATTATATGGGATTCAACGGTGAGTGGTACCTGGAGTTCACCTGGCCTGTGTATCAGTGGATCTTCCAAACAGAGACCCAAGGCATGGGATGGATATACGAGAAGAACATATGACAGACATCAGGCAAGCAACCATGGAGCAGCATCGCAGAGCCGAACAGCAAGAGTTCGTCTCCACAATGATGTCGGGCAAAATACATCCGCGTCTGTATGCGACCTATTTGTACAACCTGGCACATTGTTATGGTGCGCTGGAGAAAACTTGCCAGCGGCGAGGACTGTTGGATTCTCTGCCCGGCATAGCCAGAGAGCACAAGCTCAGGCACGATTGCCAGGATCTCTGGGTGCGCATCACGCCTCAGCCGGAAGTGGTACCAAGCACGCTTGAATATGTTTCGCACATTGGCACTATTCAAAATGATCCAGCCAGATTGTATGCCCACGTGTATGTGAGGTATCTGGGAGACCTGTACGGGGGTCAAATTATAAAGTCAAAAACACCCGGACCCAACACATATTTGGAATTTGATAATGCCAAGCAATTAATATTATCCATCAGAGAAACAATAAATGATTATACAAAGTCTGCTCCGGAAAACGTTGTTGAGGAAGCAAAAAAGTGTTTCGAGTATGCTATAAAATTATTTATTGAGATGGAAGAGCTTAACCAGAGTCAATATCGGCAACCGCATGAAGTTTAAAATATGAATTATTTGAGCAACGACTTATTGTAAGTTTCTTTGCTTAACCAAGCACACACCGCAGTGTTTAGACTCAACACGGCCATCAGTATGCCCACTCCCACAAGACTGCCTGAGGATATTGCTACCCAACTGGCCAGGGCAGGCACCACACCACCTCCCAGTGCCGCGGCGATCTGATTGGCCAGGCTTGCCCCAGTATAACGACTTGCAGCTGAAAAAGATTCTGGCAATATAGCAGCCAGTGGCGCCAACATCACTGCACCGGCAACCAACCCAACAACTAACGGCAGTTCGAACTGTCCCGCCTGCATGGTGGACCATATGGGCATGGCCAAAACAGTCATTATGGCAGCAGTGTAGAGGAAAATCTTCCTCCTGCCTATGCGATCGGAAAGATATGCCGCGGCGGGTATGGCCACGATAGATATGAACATGGCCATGAATATGTAGTTCATCACGTCGGCCCTCGCCACTCCCAAATTGTTCACAGCCCAGAGCGGAAAGAATACCGCGGGCAGATAGCCCCAAGCTATCTCTGATGTCTTGATGCCAATGCCCAGGAACAACGCTCTCTTCTCATGCTTGAACACATGCATGAAGGGAACCTTCAATAATTTTCTTTGTTCTTGCAGTTTTTTGAACACAGGGGTTTCCGAGATGCGTGATCTAATCACCAAACCAACAATGACCAACACAATAGAAAGTAGGAAAGGCACCCGCCATGCCCATTCCAGGAATTGATCGCCGGATAGATTGATAGTAAGCAAGAAAACTCCAGACGCCAACAAGAATCCAATTGGGTAGCCCATCTGCACCAAGCTGGCATAGAGACCCCTGTGCTTGTCTGGAGCATGCTCCAGGATCATGATGCTTCCCCCGGCCCATTCTCCTCCAAAGCTCAGCCCCTGTATGATGCGCAAGGCAACTAACATGGCCGGCGCCCAGAGGCCCACTTGTTGATATGTGGGCAGCAAGCCAATGGCAAACGTGCTGAGGCCCATGATCACCAGAGTCCACAGCAGCATGGATTTGCGGCCGACCCTATCTCCAAAATAACCAAATATCAAACCGCCCAGCGGCCGCACTACATAGCCAACACCAAATGTCAACATGGACAGCAATATTGCAATGGCGGGATCGGTAGCGGGGAAGAATAGATGTTTGAAAACCAATCCTGTGGCCACGGCATAGATCAAAAAATCATACCACTCAAACAGCGTGCCAAATCCGCTTGCGAGAGACACTCTCACAATGTTTTTATTTTTTACCATTTTTTAAAATATATAGATATGAACTATTTAATTTTTGGATATTTGCCAACAAAATTTCTTGGCTATAAGTATTTCAAATATGATCTGGGAAAAACTTATACAGTGCAAAGATAACATCGTGGCGTTGTTGGACCAGCACTGCGTGGAATACCAGGAGGACGGCATGCACAAGTTCAACAACACTGGATGGATCAACAGGACCTGGCGCAACGACAATGTCAGGAGGGCACACATAGACGTGGTGGATGCTCGTGATACCAAGGGCCTGTGGATGATGCACGTGTGCCTGTTCCCAGAACTGACCAACGGTGGCCCCATTTATGGCTTTGACGTGATAGCCGGCAAGAACAAGGTCACGGGGGCGTTCCATGACTTCTCGCCTCTTCTCAACAAACAGCATGCGTTGACCCAGTGGTTCGTTGACAGCGCCAAGTCTTACCAACCCAGCAAGGCCAGGGAGCTGCCGGACTGGGCCAAGGCCATTTTCAGCGGCGGCATGATAGCCGCGGGCAACATACAGGAAGAGCAGGAACTGACACAGGTATGCAACATGGCTGAAAATAATCTAAATCATTACCTGCAGCACATAGGTGATTACAAAAATGATTCCTCACGTGAGGATGTGATCTCAGCACAGAACTACTACTGCGAGCATCAGATGAAGAATCCGCACACGCCGCGGGTGATGCTGAGCCTGGGATTACCAGAAGATCTTGTGAAAATATTCGTTGCGGAGAACCTGTTCCCTAAAGTATAATACAGTAATGAAAAAAATATTATTGCTATTATTGTTATGGACCTCAGCGGCGTTTGCTGACGCAGACAAGATCAAGCAACTGGAGCAGAGAATAGCCAACCTGGAAACCAATAAACTTTCCATACCCAAGGGCGTGTTCATCACGGGCGAAGTAGAGGCCTACTATGATGATCGCACCTACGACAGCGGAGTTGATTCTAGAGCGGAGCTGCAAGTGGGAATCAATCACAAATTTAATAATGCCTATGTCAATTGGACCGGAGCCTCCATGCTGTATGACACCTATTACTCATTGGACACAACACTGAACAACACCGTGCAGGAGAAACAAATGGGAGTGGGCAATGACTACTACAGGCTCTACCTGGGTGAGACCGACGCTCAGCGTTTGGGCTTCGCAAAAACTGCCAAGATAGGCGCACCACTAATCATCACACAGACCAATTCAAGATTAGATCACAGAGAAAAGGCAGTGCTGGCCATTGGTGGTTTCAATTGGGACGATCAATTTGATTTTGATTCATATAGATTAAGACAAGACTTGCCTGTGGGGTTGGTCGTGGGTTGGGACAACGAGAGAGATGCGTTATACACCAGTGCAACAGTGGGACTGTTTGGTTATGCTGATTTATCTTACATGCAAATCAAAAATCCAAAAAGTTCAACAAGTGTTTCTAGTTTTAATGAACGAACACAAAAAGGTTGGTCATTGGGTGGCAGTTTGTATCGTTGGAACATTCCCTTAATATGGGGGGCAGAAGTTTGGGATGACATGGACACTGGGTTCGCTGACAAGAACAGATATGACTATGGATTGCTGTACAGTTTCAATGATCGCATCTATGGCACTGTTCACAGAACGGAAAATGACGACCTAGGATTCACCGGCAACTATTGGGGGTTGGTTTACAACCTGCACACCGAAGACGATAAACACAAAAGACCAGACAAGAGAGCTGGATTGGAAGTCGGACTCTATTATCATGACAAAGAGCAGACATCCGTCAACACAGGTTTATACAAGGACTATAATCCACAGTTGTTGGCAACCATTCGTTACAAGTTTTAATATTTTGTAGATAAATACTTTTATGTTTTACTTTTGGCACACATTATTGGTCGCAGCTTTCATAGCGATAGCGTTCGCACTTGGTTACAAGTTAGGGCAAAAAAAGCTAGCAAATAACAAAATTAACATACGTTAAACAATGGCAGCACTGCCAAGCAATCAAGAAGAAATTATAAAAGAAATAGACAGCTTATCTCTGCCCAATAATTATTTCAATCCATACATGGCGGCCCCCCAACAGTTCCTTGATGATCACAGGGCTCTGAAGGCCGAGATGTATACGGCAATAGAGAGATCCCAGATCAAGATCATGGCAGTGGCACTGACGATCTTGTTGGCAGTTGTACTGCTGTTTAGATAAAATTTTTATTTGGATATGCCCGTTGGGGACCTAGGCCCCCAAAGGCATGAGGTGTTTATTTTTTCTTCTTGAACCAATTTAATGGATTGATCTTCTCGCCAAAGTTCTCAACTTTCTCGTTGACAAACCAACCTGCGGCGAAACCTAGAATGAACGCTATGGTAAGCATTGTGTTCTCCTGTTGTTGTAGAAATATTTATGGGCTTACCAACCCAGTATCAGCTGTCGTATTTCAGGATCCAGACTCTGCGGGCTCCACTGGGGGAACATGGTGATGCGCACATGGCATTTGGCAATGCCCTCCACGCTCTGCACAGCATTTTGTATGTCCACGGGTATGATGTCGGCAGCGGGGCAGAATGCAGAGGTCAGGGTGTGCAGCACATGGCACTCGGACTGATCCGTCACTTTGATGTCATATATCAGCCCAAGATCGTAAATATTGATGGGCAGTTCAGGATCAAACACAGTCCTCAATCGTTCCACAATTTTTTGAATGTACAACAATCGAGTAGCTTCATGATCCACAACATCGGCCAAGGTTTGGCTGACATCTTTGGTAATATCATTCATACTAGAGTATAACATGACTTTGACAGAGTCACAACCTGTGTTACAATTAGAGAGAGAGAAATGTTCAACAAAAGAAAAAAATTCAAACACAAAAAAAAGTTTAACGGCAACAGCAACGGCAATCACCACCAAGGCAAGGACACATTTGACAGCAAGGTGCATCACCGCAGCAACGGCAGCTCAGGCTATGGTCTGAAGCGAGGCGTGGAGCAGGACCCACAAGAGTTGCATGGCAGCTCGCTGCAGGGCATGCTGGACAAGTGGAACAGCAAAGATTAAAACTTAGGTAAGGTAATTTTTTCCAGGACCTGGCCCACGCGGTCCATGGGGCTGGTTTTTTCCTGCGTGTTTGTTTCAGCGGTGGCACAGCCAATCACGAAGAACAGACACAATATTGTCAGTGTTTTTTTCATATGGTATTTAATCTATATTATAACACAAAAACCAATTGACGCAACCTGCAAAATAACATAGAATAAGTATGACAAAAATTAATAAGGCACAATGACACCACTGTTAAGTTCAGCATTTGTTATATTCAGAGAAGGGTTTGAGGTATGGTTGATCATGGTCCTGGCCCTGGCCTCTACCAATGGTAATTCACAGCAACAAAAAAGCATATGGATCAGCTCTGCAGCCGCATTTGCAGCCACAATTTTATTGGGCAGTGCAACTGCTGCTTGGCTGGGAGATCATGCAAATTTAGAGCGCTTTGAAGCTTTAATCGCCATTATAACGGGTGTTATATTGGCCTGGGTGGCCTGGTTCTGCCATGGTGCTGCGCAGCATGTTAAAGACCTTCCTAAACACAGCGCATGGGCACTGGGCATCACAGCATTCTTTATCATTTTCAGAGAAGGTGTGGAAGTGGTTCTTTTCCTCACAGGCATCTATGCTGACTATCCCAATGCGGGTTTGATTGGTTTGGGCATTTTGGTGGGTTTGGTGGTTTTGGTAATAGCTGTTAAGGTTGCGAACTACCAGATCAAGAAATTGCCAGTACGACAGATATTCTTCTACAGCAGGTGGTTGTTCTCGGCGCTGGCTGTGTATTTCCTATATTCTGGAATCAAAGAACTGGTAGAGCATGGCCTGGGCATTGATCTCCAATTGTTTTATCAATTCTTTTAAATCTATTGGCAAATAATTAATTCCTGTTATAATACATGTACATGCCCCTATAGCTCAGTGAGTAGAGCAACACCATGGTAAGGTGGAGGTCGTCAGTGCAATTCCGGCTAGGGGCACCAAAATACATATGGGGGCGTAGCTCACTTGGTAGAGCGCTTGGCTGGCAGTCAAGAGGTAGTCAGTTCGATCCTGATCGCCTCCACCAACATTAAATATTATTATGAAACAAGGATTTTACGCTGACGACGACCTGCCCAAATTTGATTTGATTTCAAAATATAAAACTAATTCCTATGGCTATCGTTGTGCTGAATTCCGTCCACTGCCCGATGGTGGAAAGAATGTCGTGGTGTTGGGGTGCTCGCACACCTTTGGTGAAGGATTGGAAGAAGAACAGATGTGGATACACCAAGTCTCTAAAAAATCAAATAAGATATTGAGGTGGTGGAACCTTGCACGTCCCGGCGCCAGCGCTGATCAGATGATCAGGATATTGTATGGCACGGAAAAGTTATTGTTCCCCAAATTGATTATTGCGTGCTGGCCCGTATGGAGCCGCAGGGAAAGATTGGAAGATTTCGCACAGAGCCTCACCAGTGACAGCCCATTCCTCAAAACTGAGAGCGACAATACAGACAGGAACAACTTCCTCAAGAATGTATTTTTTTTAGAAAAATTTGCTGAAAGGTTGGGAGCCAAAACATTTCACTGTTTTGCCCAGGAGTCATATGACGCACACATGGGAGAGGATCTCGCTGTGTTGAAATCATATACCATCAGCAACTGCTGGCCCGAGTGGGACAAGCACACAAAAAGAGAATTGCATACCAAGCCCAGCCTGGCCTCTGATGGCGTACACTACGGACAGGAACATCATGACGTGTTCGCAAGGTTGTTCCTACAGAGGTTCTCTACAAAACTTCGTTGAGATAATTTTGATAATCAATATGCCTCAAGGCATCCTGCGACAGAATAAATTTCTTTAATTGCTCATCGTTGTTTTTCTTGAACGTGCAACACTTGTTGCCCACAGCAAGCAATAATTTATTATCTGTTTTGGAAAATTTTTCTCTGGCCCTGAGGGTTAGTTTGTTCTCATGCCTGATGTCCAACACGTCTGGTCTGATGCAGAAACCATAGGAGTGGTCGATCTTATTTGTAGATGCAAATTCGATTATGTTGTCCAGGTCCGCGGCGTTGAGGCAGCTCACCGTGGTCCAAAAGTTTAACCTCAGATTTTCATATTGGTCTCTCATGGAGATGTACTTGCCGACATTGCTTTTAAAATCTTTCCACAGTATTGGCCACCTCACGTAGTCATGTGTATCGCCCACTCCATCAAAACTGATTGTCACTATGACCTTGATGTCCTTGCGTAATAGGTCTTTTATCTCGCCGATCATCCTCGAGCAGTTGGTGTTGATCCTGACAATTTTCACAGACTCCGGTAGGTTCCTCAATAATTTTTTATAGTTGGGACTGGCCGCGGGCTCCCCACCATTGACGTCCACCTCACGTATCCTCTCCTGGGGGAACTTGAAAAACGTATCGTAGTTGTTGACCAGCTGGTAGTCCTTGGAAGACAGGCTGCCTATCTTGGTGCTGAGCCCACTGTGGCAGGACTGGCAGGCGCTGTTGCAAATGTTGTCCAGCACCCCGCCCACTATCAGATAGTCCTTGTCCACTGCCCTCAGTATCCTATCTCGCTCTATCATGTCCAATCGTATGCTGGTGTTGGTGGCGTCCTCGGTCATTCGACAACGCACACATTCGGCAGGCCATTGGCCATCCTTCATTTTTTCTTTTATGCCAGTCAACCAACTGCTCTGTTGCATGGACTCAAATGAATCAAATTCTTTGGCTCCGGTCATGTGGCCACACTTGCCTATCTTGCCATTGTGATTTATCCTGGCGAAATGATCAAGCCTGGGGCAGTGCATATTCTATCTCCGCTATAAGCGACCTGATGTTGACTTTCTTGCTCACGTAGTACATGTCCGCTATCTTGTACATGTGCCTCTCAAAAAGCAAAGCATCATGGAGATTGTCGGCGTATTTTATTTTATTGATCCTCTGCCTCTGTGCCTCTGTGATTTCTGGAATGGCCGGCTTGTTCCTGTTGGGTATCCACTCCCTGAGCTCACTGACTCCCCGCAGCTCGATCATCCCTGTGTAATATTTCATCAGGTTTCTGATAAAGAAAAATTGCGGCATGAAGTGCTCGTTGACCACGCTGTGGTTCTCTATGCAGTGCAACATCGTCTCATAGTCTATGTCCTTGTTCTTCCTTTTTTCAAACTCTATGAAACTATGCACCCCCGAGACAAATCGTTCATGTGGTTCTCGTAGAAATAATGTGATCATGGGCAGCTTTTCCAGTTGCTCATTTATCAGCCACTTGATATTTTTTTCCTTTGCAAAGGCCTCGATGCTGGACAGGCCGTTCTTGAATATTGGAAAAACAAACTTGCCAGGCAATAATTCTAATACCTTAATCATATACCTCTCCAAATATCTTCCTGCTCTCCAGTTTCCTCCGCACGTCCAACCTGGCCAATCCATCAAAGGTGCCCTGCATATTTTTTTCATAGGGTGAGTCCAGATACTTCAAAAGATTTACGTAGCTGTCCTGTAGGAAATATCCGGGCTTGCTTTCTATCCTTTGCTCCAGCATCTTCTTGGCCTGGGATATCTTTGGCGCGGGAAGATTTAATATGTTCAGGTATTCGGGACCATACAATGGCCCAATGACAAAAGAGTTCTCATGGAATCCCTGCGCTCTCAAATAGTCAACGCAGTCAAATAATTTAATGTAATTCAAAACAAAGTACAACATGTTGAAGGAGATCTTATGCCCCTTGTTTCTTCTCAACTCAGAGAGGTTGTCACAGAATTTACTCCACGAGCCCCCGTATCGGATGTAATCATATGCTGCGCCCATGGACTCGACACTGACTATCCAATGCACGTTCTTGAATGTCTGTATCATCTTTCCCACCTTGGTCTCCAGCGCTGACAGGTTTGTGTTCACCCTAAGGATCACACCGGGATTATGTTTCAGCAACAGTTCCAAGAATTCCTGGTTCTCGTTCATCAACAGCGGTTCTCCACCTGCCAGGTAAACATTTTTTAGTTGTTTCACATTGGCGAACACGTAATCCTTCAGCCGCTGTTTCTTCTCCTGATCCATGAGATCCTCACCGCCGATCTCTTTCGCCCACATGCTGCTGTTGTGGGGACCACAATACACGCAGGCCTGGTTGCATTGATTGGACCATCTAAGATCAACGGTATGTAGGTCGAAATTGTCCACGGAATCATAGATGATAGGATCTACAGTTTTTAATTCTTTGAGATAGTATATCCGTTGGCTCACGATGTCAAAACTATTTTTATTCTCTTCCAATCTGTAGCAGCCCTCGCAGTTGCTGGGCTTGGCGTCAGATAACATCTGCCTTTTAATTTCTTTATTCTTTTCTCCACTGACTATTTCTTGTATAGAATTATCTTTGAGATTGCCTATTTTGCTTTTGCTCAACACGCAATTTCTCACATCTCCGTTTTGATGCACAATAAAGCCGGTCCACGGCAAAGGACAGAAGCTCTTGTTTTTTATATAATTCTTAGCGTCCATTACAGCTCTAATTTTGTTTTTCTATATGTTATGGATATGTCGGGTATGTGGGTATTGGGATGAGCAGTAAAAATATTAATCACAGACTTAGTCCACTCGTCAACATCTTGTTTGTTTGTGTTGTCCCATTCTTTTTGTGTGGCCACTCCTCCGGGACGTATCACGGATATGCTGGGCCAAACGTTCTTATGTCCCAACTGTTTAGATGCCTCTTCTAATGATAATTTCTGTATCCTGTATAAACTCATAGCAATATCATCCAGCCCGTCCGGTGCAGAGTGTATAGGAGATTGTGTCATCGCTGTGCTGATGTTCCAAATATATTTCTTTTGTCCTTGCCATCTTCTCCAAACCTCATACAACAGCTCCGTCTGTGCAAACATGCTCTGGGCGTTGTTGATAAACAGATCACATGGCTCTATGAGTGAGGCAGTGTGTTCGGTCCTTCGTATATTTTCTCCCGCACTGCGGCTGATTCCAACTATGTGGTGTCCCCTGGTGGCAAGCGATTGTGCAAAGGATTTTCCAATGCCACCTGTGTGGCCTGTGATAGCGATTTTCATTATCAGTTATTTACAGACAAAAATGTAGCCAATAAATATTTTCAATCATGATACAGACCATAGAGCCCGCCTATCTACCAGCACAGACCATGAGCATACTGTTGGACTGGAAAGTTACATTGAAATGTAACTACGACTGTTCTTATTGTTCCACGGATTGGGGACACAATAACAAAATACCACATCCTCCCGTGGATGACTGTGTCAAGATGTTGGCTCAGATGTATCGCTACGTGGATGTGATTTCTAAATATAAAAAAGAAAAATCCAAGACCGCCATAATGAATCTGTTGGGCGGAGAGGTTCTATATCATCCTGAGATGGAACGTATTCTAACCCAATCATCAGAATTATACAAACCCTACCGAGACCGCTGGCATCTCAATAGAAGATTGACCACCAACGCCACCAGTCCCCCAGAGAAGTGGAAATATGTCTGTGACAACATCGAGGGCATCACGGTCAGCTATCATTCAGAAGGACCAGACAAGTTAAAACAGAATGTAAAAAATAATTTAATCTACATGAGAGATAATCGTGTAAAATATGACATGGTGGTGTTGATGCACAACCAAGAGGATTATTGGCAGGACTGCGTGGATTTCATAGAATGGTGCCGCGAAGAGAATATAATATTCCGCCCCAAGATATTGGAGGGTCCATATTTTTACAACCAGGAACAGGTGGCCTATCTCAAAACGTTCTACAACATTGACATCAAGGAAGAAAAACTACAAAGACTTTCTGGCGCTGGCCGAGCCTGCTGTGGTGGGAGGTCGTTGTGCTTTGACAGGAACATCAAAGAAAAACATAATTATTTCCCCCAGGAAGTAAATTTTAAAGGATGGTACTGCAGCGTGAGCTGGTTCTTCCTCACTGCCAATTCCATGACCAGAGAATTTTATTCCAACAGAGATTGTCACAATACCATAGCAGGTACACTAGGACCGTTGGCCACCATGGATAACATGGATGAATACATCAATGGAGTAGACGCTATGTTGGCAAAGGGAGAGTTTCCTGTGATACAATGTCAATCCACTCGTTGTTCCTGTGGATTATGTGCTCCTAAGTCTAGAGATAAAAATACGCTCCGAGAGATAATGGGCACCTATCTAAACGAGCAGGGAATGGAAAACTTTTAAAACCTCCGGCCCAACAGTTCCCAAATAACGCTTTTTTTATTCTGTCGAACCATATCAAGTTCTTTTTGGAACGCTGGATCTTTTTCCGGCGCCTGTTGCTCACTAAAATTATCGTAGGTGCCCCAGTCAGTTATCCTATTGAATATCACTTCGTGTGCATTGAATCTGTCTGCCAGCTCCAACATCTTGTTCATCTCATGCCAGTTGCTCTTCTGCACAACCATATGAAATCTTATACGGAACTGCTCGTGATAATCTTTTATAAATTCTAAATTTTCTAATAGTTTCTCAAATTGTCCACCCCTGCGCAACAATTCATAGGTTTCCTTGGAGGCACCATCGATGCTGATGTTCAACACATCGATCCTTGTTAATATCTTGTCCAATCGCCCAAACATTTTTTTTATCAATAACCCATTGGTCTGTAGATTGAATCTCAGCGTGTTGTTGTCCGGCACTGTGCGCATGAAATATCGATATACCAGGCTTGCAAAAGGATCCCCATCTGATCCTATATGCACAGTGATATTGTTGTGTTTTGCAAGATACTCATTCACCCTATCGGCCAATTCTAACCGCATGCTCAACATCTTGCCTCGCTGGTGGAACACTATTGACTTCCGACAACTGGGGCAACTGAGATTGCAAGAATCATCAATGGCCAGTCGTATGGTTTTTATCTTGGGATCATTCTCCGCATAGTTACGCACATCACCTTTGATAATCCAAGTACACTGTTTCTCATTGCAATAACGATAAGATCCATCATCAATGGAATCACGAAGATGATAGGCCATGTCAGAATGGAATATTTCTTCCAAACTATTTTTGTGTAGGTTGCCCACAGATTGTGGCAACCATGCTGTACACTCGCAGATGAAACAACTGCCTTTCTGATCGATCAGCACAGTGTCAAATGGCTTGGGACATATGTTTGTGATGCCTAGATCCTTGCGAGTGTTTATTTTGTACCAATCGAATAATCTCGTGTCAATCACTTCTTGAGATCCGGGTTGGTGAGGTGATCCAGGGTGACCACTTCATTCGCTGGCACCACGTAAACGTTGCTGGGTGGTTCCGCCTGTTCTCGTGATTGCTTTCTCTGGTCGCTGCGACTACGCAGCTGGTCCTGTTTCTGTTGCTTCCGCAGGTTTCGCTCGCCGCTCTGTGACTTGTATGTGTAGTGTATGCCCATGGGTCATCTCCTGCTGTGTGATCATCGATATTGTAATTATCTTTTGAAATTTTATTATACAACAACACTGGGCGAAGGACAACTGGGGTCAAACTCTTTGTACGCTAACTTACGCTGTCGCTTTTTGGAAAAAAATTGCGCTGACGCAAGGCGTCCAAAAACATCAGCTCTTGGTAAAACTCTCCAGTACAAATGACTTGGCATCATAGCATTCGATGTAGTCGGAATTGTTGGCATGCCTCACAGTGCCCTGTCCCCAGATCACGTCCTGGTCATGCAGCGACACGGCACGCTTTATGGTGACGTCTATATACTGCCCATTGCCCACTCCCAGCGTGACGAACGTGATGTACTGACCTTTGTCTCCACGGAATATCCTGCCATTGGCTACCAGACCTGCGAACTCCACACGATCCATGTACAATTCTTTCACGTACAGCCCATCGAGAAATTTCTTGCCTGACCACCAGCCGTATTTCCTATATTGGAACTGCGGGGTGTCCCATTGATCTGAGCATGATGGAGTAATCACATCCAGTCCCGCTCTCTTGGATTCCAACTTGTAGACCCAGCGACGATATGATCCCTGGCAGTGCTTCATGCAGGCCTCCCAGAACTTTTTGTTGTTGTGAGCCTTTTGATAGGCCAATGCCCAGATCAATCTGCCCAGATTCACTGCATGTGCACGGCACAATCCAAATCCCGACAGACTCTGCAGCATGGCCACTATCTCGGACTTGCGTGGATGGTTGCCCAATCTCGTGGTGAACTCCAAAATCTTCTCTTCATTCTTCTTGGCGAATGCACGCCTGTACATGTCGGCCTCGTATTTGTCTATGTCCAAGACTTCCGCTATCCTGTCTATGGCGTCGTCCTCGTACACTATGGTGTCCTCCATGCGCTCCTGGCTCCAGTCATGGAACATGGTAGCTTTCTTCCTGCCCGATATGGCCACCGGTCTTATCAGAGCTGTGGCGAACACGCAGTCCTTCCTGCTGGTGGGTTTTATTGCCCTGAACAATCTCCTCATCGCTGGTGACTCTGCCTGGGTCACTCCCAGCACATCGCCCCTGCACAACAGATCCGCGGTGGCTTGATCATGTTCGGGATAGTCGGTCAATTTGGTATGTGGATCTATCTCCAGCAGCTGGCTGAGTCCTCGGTTCGCCAATATGTCCACCTTGAGATGCTCCAAGTCCTCCACTTCATTCTTGTCCAGCAGGATCTGATTCTCCGCTGTGAACAGGCTCTTGGGCAACGCCCTGTTGAACATCAATATGCCACCGCAGTGTTTGGATATGCATCTCTTTTTGCCTAGTAATTTCTTTTCTATCCGTGAGGCCTCTTTGGTGTCGATGCCCAGCGATTCATATTTGAAGTTGCGTGGTAGGTTGCCACGTATGCCCAGTCGCTTGGCCGCTTCTCTCCTGGCGCTCTTGTCTCTGTACAAGACATAATTAGATATCCTGGCTGATCTTCCCGGCCAGCGATCAAATATCCTCTGCATGACCTCTCCCTGCTTGTGATGGGGGAAGTCTATGTCCACGTCCGGCAGGTCATCCCTGTTGGGATTGAGGAAACGTGCGATGGGTATGTTCCATTCTATAGGATCCACGTCGGTTATGCCCAGTAGATAACACACCAGCGATGAACCAGCGGAGCCCCTGGTCATGTGAGTTATGTCTCGGGTCAGAGCCATGATGTCGCATATTTGTATGAAATAGTCTACGAAACGTAATTTGAGTATGATATTGATTTCTTCTGCCAGACGCTGTGTGTATTGTTCCGAGTCCGGGCACTGCCTGGTAAATCTTTCGTACAGCCTGGTTATGTCGTTCAGTTCCTGGTCCTTCATTGCCTGTGTTCTCTCTTGCCTATTATTGCCTTGAGCAATATTAATTATCTGGGCAGTGTATGGGAGGAAATTTTTTGATGTGCTCTCAACTTGTTCTTGGGAATGTCCACATCTCTGCGATCACAAGCTGCCTTGATCACGCAAGATTCACAGGCAGGATTCCTAGACTTGCAAACCAATTTGGCATGTGTGATCAACCACATGTGTGCTCCGTACTTGTATTGTTCAGGAGTTGTGGCATTCACTGTGATGGATGCCTTGCCCTCATCTAGATTGTCCACCCAACCCAATCGCCACATCAGTCTAAACACATGAGTGTCCACTGCTATGTGTGGTTGACCCCACACGAAACGCATGATGATGTCGGAACTCTTGCGTCCCACTCCAGGCAGTGTCATCAATTCTTCCTGAGTCTGTGGCACTTTACCATTGAATTTTTCCAACAGCATGCGGCTGGTGGCTAGTATGTTCTTGCTTTTGGCATTGAACAATCCGGCTGGTCTGATGGCTTCTATGATGTCTGCTTGTGTGAGTTGGATCATTTCCTCGGGAGTGTTGGCCAGTGCGAACAGTTGTCTGCAGGCCACTGCTGTTCTTGCGTCCTGTGACTGAGCACTCAACATCACTCCTATGAGGCTGGTGTAGGCTCGGGAATATATTTTGGCTTTGGGTTTCTGATTGGAATATCGAGGGTAGTGTTGACTTAACTTTTCGTAAATGTATGCTATATCATTACTGTTCTTCATCGGAATGCAGTTCGTTCAAGAGATGCCTTAATTTGCTGCCTTCCACAGTCGCTCTGACCTTGCCCACCTCGTCTCCCTTGGTTGGATCTGGCTCACTCCTGGCATCTGTGGCAGTGCCATCTGTGGATATCTTGCTTCTCTGTTTGAGATTGTCATAGATAGTGGATGTTTGTTTTTTGAATTGTTGATATTCGGGATCCTCCGCAAGGTCTCTTATCCTCAGAGTGTCCACATCAAATTCTAGATCCACCTTCTGCCCCACCCCACTGCTGCTCCTGGTCTTCATGAACTGCAGTTGATATCTTCCACGCTCTTTCATTGCCCTGCTGGTGAATATACCAAACACGTTGTCCGCAGTCTGCACCTTGCTCAATCCACCCGCTATGTGGCTATGATCAAACTCAATTTCTTCAACGGAGGCCCTGTTCAGCTGAGACGCCGTGACCATCAGCATCTTGGACTCCACTGCCAGGTTTCTTAATTCTTCTGAAACATATTTGTCTTTTATGAATAGATCCGCCGGTGATACTTTTTTGCTCTTTGGCATCATGAGATCCAGATAATCGATCAATATGCAATCTATCTTCTTCTTGTTTTTGAGCTCTAATTCTTTTATGTATGTCTTGATGTCCAACACTGTGCTGCCGGATGGCAGATACTTGATCTGCAAACCACCTGCTTTCTTGGCTATCATTTTGAGCTTCATCTCAACGTTGTCGATCTCTGGGAATATCTTTCTCGTGGGTATGTTTGTGATCATGGCATCCAATCTCATGGCCACCAACATCTCGCTCAATTCAAACGTGATGTAGCAGCAGTTCAATCCTGCGCTGGCCCAATTCACTGCCAGATTCTGTAGAAATAAAGATTTGCCCGCTCCGGAGCCACCCGCAAATATGTTCAGCTCTCCGCGATTGAATCCGCCAAACAATTTCTTGTCTATGTTGGCCCAGCCCGTGCTGACCTGTCCATTGGAATTTTTCAATCTCTCCAATCTACCTCTGGGATCGTCAAAGTAATCCGTTCCTATATCTCGGGTCAATCCAATGTTGACCGCTGCCTTGATCTTGTCCTCCACGGACGCATATTGTCCTTCTCCCTTTTCTAAAATGTCGGCGGATTCTAATATTGCACGCTCCAGCGCCTTGTGCCTGGAGAATGTTTCAAACTCATCCAACAACCATGTGAAGTGCGAAGGATCCAGATCCTTTGCCGCTTTTAATTTGACGTCATGTTTGGCGTTGACCTGCTCCACCTCGGGCAAGACCTTATATTGCTCCGCATAGTCCTTGATGAACTTGGCGACAGGAATTAATTTTCGGTCAAAGTTGTTGCTGTCAAAGATGTTCTGTGCCCGTGCGAACGACTCAGCATCGGCCAGCATCATTTCCAAATATAACTTTTGTACGTCAAATGTGTAATCAGCCATATATCTTCCTCCTCAGATCTATCTTGAGTGCAGTGGACTCTGTAGATTTAAGTATTGATTGCAGTGTGAACAATCTACCATATTTTAACACAGCTTCCGCCACATCCACAACCGATTCGTGCCACTGTGGAAATGCCACGCTCCATCCAAACTCCTTGGCCTGATCTATCAGCTTCATTCCTGGTTGATCCTTGTCCGGTACCACGATCACCTGCCTATTTAATCCTTGTATCAGTTCTCTCTGTGTGTCGTTGATCTCTGAACCCAGTATGGCCACTCCGCCCAACGTGATGGCATCAAACGGTCCTTCCATTACCAACACGAACTTCCTCTGCCAGTCCTGTGCGTCCATGTTGAACACATAGCCCGGCTGCGTCTCCGTGTAGTATTTTATCTCCTTGTTGCGGGTGTCAAATAATCTTCCCGTGTATCCTACCACATCTCCATGCCAATAAAAAGGCACGATCACCCTGCGATGGAAGTCCGCTGTCTGATCGGGCGAGTAGAAAAAATCATACCACTCCGGCTCTATGCCCCTCTTCTTTAAATAATTTAATAGCTGATCTATCTTCTCATATTGCGGATCTGTTAGATCCTTTGCCACATATTTCTCCAACCAATGTTCCAATTTGAAACTGTTCTTGGGCAGTTCCTTCTTCTGGAAAGTTATGAATTTTTTCTTCTCATACTTCACATCTGCTTCTTCATGGCGCATGGCCTCTATGGCCAGTCTCTTAATAGTGTCATCCGCTATGCCCAACCATCCCATCAGTGTTTTCATTTTGACAGTGAGCTTGCGACCGATCACATAACTCGCGGTGTAACCACAGTTGAAACAGTGATAGCTCAAGGTGCCATCAGCGGATGTCATCACACCACCACGTTTCCTCTTGTCCTGTGACTCTCCATTGTACACGCAGCAGGGAGCGTTGAAGCTCATCCAACCCGATGGCGTCTTTTTCCTGCCAGCCGGCAGCGATGTCAGAATTGTAGACTGAATCAGATTCATTCTTACAGTTTAACGTCTATAGAGGATTTTGTCAATTCGTCCGGTATTACCACTGTCATTGCTCCAACTGAATCGCACATTTTCGTAAACTCCAGTGAAGTTGTAATAGCTGACCGCGGTCGAGGACGAGAATGCGATCGGAGATGATTCTCCTGTGGCAGTGATGTTAAAATAGTCCGTGTCTGCGGGAGTTGAAACCATCGTGCCCTGTATTCTCAGCGATCCCGAAAAAGATTTTGTGTACACTGCGATGGTGTGCAAGGCCACGTTGTTGTTGATGCCTGGGTTGGCGTCTATGGCTCCGCTGGTATTGTCCAGGGGTCCTGTGGTGCTGGTGAAATTGTTTACCTCGGTGCTGTCCAGGAAGTCTGGATATGCGCCATCCAACACTTCTATGGTGCCCGCGGCATTGTAGAACGAATCAGCAAATGTCACTGTCCTGGTGTTGTCTGCTGCCACTTCTCTGATGGCATAGTTGTAGAATTTTGCATCTAATGTTAAAAGATCACCCTCTGTGACTGTGATGCTGGCTGTACCTTTTTTAGTAATAGTAGACCCATCGTCTAGTATGGTTAAATTCCTGGTGACAACTGATTGCTTAGTTTCAGAATCAATGAGGTTGAACTCAAATGTTTTGGCAGTTATGTCCTGTGCTTTCTGGTCCTCGTTCTTAAATGTGAAAGAGAGAGGATTAGATACACCTTTATACAGCTTTATTCGCCTATCGTACACAACAGGATTCCTTCCGTGATAACCAGTAATTCCAACAATTACCAGGTTGTTTAGTAAATACCTTGATACAGTTTGCATAGTTCATTGCTCACTGTATTTATTGAATACACTATGAATGAAATTTTTGAAACTTTAAAGACCAAGTTCCCTTTCTTGTCGCTTATACGCAAGGGCGATCTTGAATATGTTGGGATCGTGCAAAATCAAGACAACCAAGTCACTAGCTTCTATGACTACGGCAGGATCATGTTGCCCGCGGACAAAATGAAGTTTTTGAAACTGGGCGAAACTTGGTGGTGGGAATCAAACAGGAAAATACCCATCAACATCTTCCTCAAAAAAGATTTTACATATTTTAGACCTGTTATAGTTACTCTATCCAGCAAGGACATAAAGATAGTGCATGGCCCTGTGGTTAGATTGGACGACATATCCAAAAAGAGGATCAAGCGCAGGACAATACAATTGATGCGCAGGCCTGCTTAATTTTTTTTCCTTTTAATCAAGTTCATCTGCACCACGACTGCCTGTGCGTATGCCACGGCATGTGATTTTTTAAAAAAATAACTGTCGTCCTTTGGTCTTAACCAGACTTCTTTTAATATTTCTGTCCAATACTTGTACATGAGATTTCTTTTGGCCGGTCTTATAATTGCCAAAACCGCTGCCAATTGTTCAATGTTCTTTGGTTCCAGTTTAGATACTATGTCAAAATGTCCATTGATATGGAACAGTTGATCCACGACAGTTTTATCTTTCAGCAAGTTCCAATCTGGTTCTTCCAGCATCAACTCAACCAACTGTTGCTCGGTCTCGATGCCCTCGTAGAGATTCACATTTAATAAATCTATTTTAAAATATCCACGCTCTTCTGCTTTCTTATAATCAAGACTACAAGAATTATTAATAGGATCCACAGGCACTTCCTGAAAGTACACACCAGTTTTGTGTTTCTCCACATCATCGTCCTTGATGATGGCAGCAGGCATATGTTTGAATAACTTCAATGCTTGTTCTCTATTTGCAAAATCTATATCTACATCAGGCATTAGTTGTATTTCTTTCTATTAGTTTCCGATCTTATCAATGCACCTTTTTCTCGATCAATGAATTCCAATACATCCAACGTCAGTTTATAACCCTTGCTCTCCTGTGCAGGATTATTAACTTCTGGCAGGATCACTTCGCCAATAGATCCATTTTGCTTGATCACTATGATGCAGTCTCCATCGGCCACGTCTATGCCTTCTTCCATTTTAATTTTATTACTCAATCTTGGCCTCACGTGCTGTCTCCTGTACAAACAGAGCATCTGCCATGTTGGTCTTGAACCTATTGGACCAAAACTCCGGATTGATAAATCTTTGTACCATTTGCAGTTGCTCATCTGAAAATGATTTTAACATTTTTTTGCCAGCTGAACAACCAAGCACTAACCACGGAGATAATTTGCCAGTTTGTATGTGTTGCACCGATCGCGGAGTATTAACCAAACGAAAATAGTCCGCCCACTGAACGTTCTGTTCTTCCGCCCAGTCCATCATGGTCTGTATGGATCTTGTGAGAGCCGCTTCCACTGGTTCCGTCTTGAGAGTGTCTATAAGGTAAGCCTCGTAGAGATCATCCCTCGCCCAATGATCCAACTTGATTCTGGAACGTATCACATAGTCGATGTACTTTTCTGGATAGAGTGGATTCACGTTCATGATATAACGACCAAATTTAACAAATGCATTGTAGTATGCGCTCTTGCAGAAATCCTCGTAGGTTTTGGTCTTGGAATTGTTTTGATGCACTTGATAAAATTGTTGGAACACCATGAAAGCGCTCTGCACCCACTTCTCATTTTTTTGCAGATGCCTTCGCTTGGGCTCGCAAACATGTACCTGCAGAGTTCTTTCCTTGGTGAAACTCTTGCCACAGAACGTGCAGGTGTTAAGATTGCTTTCCATGGTCTTCCAGTAGTTGTTCCAACTCGCTGTCGGTTATGATCCTGTCCAACGTCTCAAGATCGGACATCTTGGTATTGGGGTATATGTCCATTAATTTTTGCAAAGACTTGTTGGGCGTTTTTTTCATGGGTTTGATATAAGGATGGAACTGTTGTTTCAATCCGCCGCACATGGAGGTTAGTTGCCAGCAAAGTTTTTTATGCTTGCCACTCAGCGTGAACAGATGCTTGTTGACGAACTCATTTATCATCTCCACATAGTGCTCCTGATAGAACCTTTCTCCCGATACTGCCGATGCATATCTCATGGTCATGTAAGGGCTGTATAGTGCCCTCTCCTGATCGTCCACTCGGTCATAATAATCCTTGTTGCGGAAGTCTATGGCCTTCATGCTGTTTCTTAATTCAAAAAATTTCTTTTCACTCATCTTCTCTCCATGTCAAAGCAAACACCGATGCATGCTTGGGATTTTTAAAAGTTATTTCTATGTTCTTGCCTTTTAACTGATAACCTTGTACGCTTAATTTCTTTTTTTTAGCATGTTTCATAATCCATTCAATGTAATGTCGATTCATTAACACAGGTATCTCTCGGTCGTGATCGTCGGGGACCAAGATAACAGGTGCTTCCATTCGAACCACATTGTTTTTTATTTTTACCATACCGCTCCATATTCCAGGAACTCCGACTGCCTTGATATGTCCTTTACGAAATATGCGCATGGAGGATTGTCATTGTCTGTGAGAGGCACCGCAAGTATCTGCCCTGACTTTATTTTTGGGAAATACCACTTCACTTCCTGGTATATGTCCACGATGTCCACCTCTGCGAACGTGGGCTTTGAGTCTGATATGGGATTGAACATAAATGCGTTGAAGCCCCGATCGTTCAAGCTGGTCAGTGGCAGCACATGCAATTCTCCCTGTTCGGGATCTCCTATGATCATTTTCCAATCAAGTGGCATCTTGATCTTGTACTTGCCAATCTGCAGCACCGCCGCTGGTGCGTTGAATGACTCAAGGAATATAAGCGGTATGAAGTAGTAGTCGGGATCGGCCGGATTTGAGTTGTCCAGCACAGCAAATCTCAGCTTGTCATCCACGTACTCGGGTATTTTTTCCAGTATGTAGGTCTTATTTTCTAACGTAAGGATTTTCATAATCTATCTTTTCTATATTATACGGGTAATTGGCCTCTTTGTAAAACTTTTTCCTCTGGCCCAGATGCCGCTTGGCGAACTTGCAGCTGGATGTGATATCCCAGATGTTGACGTGATCCTTGTCCTCCGCCTTCCTGATGCCCCGACCTATGCTCTGTATCACACGCACGAAGCTCTTGCCCGGCTCAATCAATACCAGGTTGAAGATCCTGGGTATGTTTATGCCCACGGATGCCACGCCATAGGTGGCTATGATCACCTTGTGTTGCGCTATAGAAACTTCGTCATAATGTTCCTTTCTCTCGATGTTCTTCGTGGAACCTGATATGAACACGCTGTCGGGTATCTTTTCCTCCAACAATTCTCCAGCGGATATTCGGTCCACTAGTATCATCGTGTTCCCTGTCGTCGCTATATCTGTGATGGTTTTTGCAATCCAAGACATGCGAGTCTCGTCCGTGGTCAGCCATTTCAATTCTTCCTGATAGTTTTTAAATTCTGGATGGTCCTGGGTCTGTAAAACATTAACGTTGCATTGTGCCAGCACGCCCTTGTCCTGTAATTCTTTAGCCGCTATCCTGTTGGTCACTTCACCTATGCTGCATTTCAATCCAAAGAACTCATAGTCGGCCTTGGGCACTGTGCCTGTGAGTCCCCAACGTATGCCGCACTTGGAGAATGGTCCTGTCAGCATTCTTTTCAACACGTCCGCTTTGGCCATGTGCACCTCGTCCACTATCACTGTGTTGATGTTGTCTATGGCCTCGAGGAAAGCAGTGGTCTCATCGTCCCTGCTTTTCTTTTCCAATACGTTCAATGACTGCCAGGTGGCGATGGTATTGTGTCTGCCTAGTTCTTTTCTATCACCGTAGTACACCCCCACATCTAAATTACATGCCAGGAAATCATCTTCGGTCTGTGTGACCAAACTCTTATTGGGCACGATAGTGAGAGTACGTCCATAATTCTCCACCAGTTTGCACAGAGCTGCTGTGATTATGGTCTTTCCTGCCCCCGTGGCTATCTCCTGTATGCACTGTGGATTTTCTAAAAATTTGTTTATGGTCTGCACCTGATAGTCTCTCAACACTATGGGCTGTCCAGCACAAGGATGATTTTTTGGCCACTTGATCGTGGATAGATAATCTTGATCTATCAGTTTGAACTCAAAGTTGTGCGGGGTCCTTTGATCTTCCAGTTCCACATACACTCCAGCATCTTCCAGGATGGGCAATATTTCTCCAACCAGGGCGAGGTAGGTGTTGCCACCCAGACCAAAGAAACTGACCTTGCCATCCCATCTTCCCAGCTTCACTGCCGGCAAGTGTCGGGCATAGGGTATCTCAAACTTGAATTTGTTGCTGAGATGCTTCCTATGATCTAGAGAAAGATTTTCAAATTTGACGTTGACTTCGTCTTTGATTACCAGTTTGCATGAGCTCATATGGATAGTATCTTGTCAGATGGTTTCTGACTCATATAATACAATCTTTTTGGCAAACTTTCAACCAGCCTGTCCAGTGTGTTGGTGCTCATGGCCCACATGGGAGTGTCCTGCAACATGAATGCTACCTTGGGTCGTATTCCAGACCGCAACAATGTCCTTGGTATTTTGTTTCTCACAAATATGATTTTGGTATGTGGAGAGATCTTTCTGTTGCTGACGCTTAATGCATGCAGTGTTTTCCATTGTTCATATATTCTCTCACGCTCTTCCATGGGAGTGTCCTCCCCATAGACAAAGTTGGGAGATGGATACTGCTCCACCTCGGGATTGGGATCTATAGACAATGGCGGGTTGAATTCAAAACCAAAGGCGATGCTGTCTTTGGTTATGCCGGCTGCCTCAAATTCCTGCAACCATTCATATGCTGATGTTATCTCATCTTTGATTGTTAGCTCGCCGCTGAATGGGCAGAGTGCGGGCAGGTCTCCCAATTCTACAATGGCCTGCAGCAAGGTCTTTTTGTCATGAACCTTCCTGTCCACGAACAGATCAGTTTGCATGGCGTAGGCGATCTTTTCCGCTAGGGTGGATGCGGGTGAAGAATTATTTCTCAAATGTGAAATAGAAAATTGTTTCAGTTGATCTCTTTGCTGCAGAGCTGACAGTGATTGACAATGCTCCTGCCAATATTCTGCAAGTGATGTTGGCGCATTGATCAACCTGATCGAATCTTTATACACATCCGCGATCAAGGGTAGGTAAGTTTTCTTGTGTTTGGCTATTTCCTCATAGTCTAGTAAAATTTTATTGTTGAGAATTTTAAAATCATATCTCACAGCTATCAATGATATGTAGTATGCCACAGTGTCTGTGTAGTTCATGGTCCACTTTTTTGTCTCTCCATCATACAGCATGGGCACCAGGTCCTGGGTCTTTTTCTTAAGGCATCTCACCAACTGTATTATTTTTTCATTATAAGGAAACCTCATCTCCAGAACTTCTCTGCCGTCTTCGGCGGAGAACACGTCGACACTTTTTTCAAAACTTATGGTCCTGAATGGTTGATCGTATCTGGGATTATTGATCAGCTCATCGGTGTTGTAGCCAAACTTGTCCAGCAAGGTCTGGTATCTCTTGAGGAACATCATGGCCAGTTTGCCCTGTTTCTCAGTCCATGCATAAGGGGCATCGGCTAGACTCTGTATGATTTTGAAATCTTTGTCATGTGCTCCGGACCTAGGGGGTTGGTTTGCAGGACCTGTATTATAGGTTAAAATACGCATGGCGTATTCTAATGATTCCAGGGTTCGGGGTTGGTTAATATCTGTCATTTTTTGGATAATTACAGTATAGCACACAAGACAAGAAAGTCAATTAAGTTGGCAATTTTATGAGAAGGAAAAAAGCACTAAAATTGAGGCGTAAAATAGTGGAAGAAACCCTTAATCACAAAGGGCCATATATTACCAGCAGGCGTGCCATAGACCTGTGGTTCCGTTATATCAACAAAGCAGTGTTCAACAATGAGCTGCCAAATTTTCACAAGATCACCATCAAGAAATGGTTGAAGAGGGCCATGGGGCAGGTGTGTGCGTATCCAGACAAGAATCCCAAAAGATTTGAGTTAGAGATGTTGAAGAAATATCACAACAAAAGAGATTTCATTGAAACACTGGCGCATGAAATGATACACCTCTATCAGTTTGCCCTGAAGAAGGACACCGGCAACCACAACAGCACTTTTTATAGTTTCAGGCCAAGGTTTAAATTTATCGGCCTAGGACTTTCTCAGTAAACTCTTTGTAAGTCATCAGGAATGTATTTTTTAGATCCGTGCCTGTCTGTAGATGATGCATGGGCACAGTTGGACTGTCATGCACGATCGTGAATTTGCAGTAGGGTCTTTGCTTGATCAGAATACGAAACTGCCTCAACCACCCGTCAAATACATTGGCGCTTTCTCTAGGTCCATAGAACTCGGTGCCTTGATAAATGTTGTTTAGATTACCTTTGCCATATTCCTGGAAATCAAAACCTATCAGATATACATCTCTGTGTCCATGCACGCAGGCAGTCCACATGGCCTGCTTCCCTGACACCCAGTAAGGATTTTTTGGTATGAGATGTAGTTTACCTGGATATCTATTGACTTCCAACGAGGGAGCATAACATATACATCTTTTATAAACTTCAGCATCAACTATACCCTTGGTTATCTTAGAATCAACCATAAAAAGATAATCTGGAGTAAAGTCTCGGTGCAGGGCATTGCAGCCATATGTTTGCCCAGATGATTTCAAAAGATTTAAATTAAATCCTTTCCTAGAGGGTCCATTGCCTATGATGTATGCGTTGCCCCTGGGCACTGCCTTGACCCGGTCTTCATAGAAACCATTTTGCTGTGTCTTCTTGCCGCCCTTTATAGTAATTTTTGTGATGATGGTCTCTCCCACATAGGGTTCCCATTCTATTGGTTGTATGTTTTCGTTTGAACTTATTATCTTCATTTTAAATATTTTTCCTCTAGCCTAGCTCTGATCCGGCTCCATGGCAATCCTTCTCTGATCTCCTGCACTGTCCATTCGGTATAAGCTAATTTATTTGCCCATTGTTCACGCTGAGGCATTAATGGCTGCTCTATGTACTGTAGAGAGTGATTGCCAACGTCATAGCACAAGCTAGACTCGCTGACAAACACGGGCACGCCATTGATCACTGACTCTATGGCGGGATTGGATGAATAATTTACCACGGCCCAGGCGGACACAAGTATCTTTTTGAAATCGGTGTCATCATATGTGTCTCTGTCTCTATGAGGATGGCCCACGGTGACATTTGTAAATTTTTTCTCATTGATCTGGAATGTGCTTCGAGGATGCGGCCTAACAAGTATGGGACGTTCTGTGTGCCTACGAATCTCTGTAATCTGTTGCTCTATCCATTCGGCCATGTCTGGTTTATTGATCCATTGGTGGCTGGCGTCGTGTTGTCCTAATATTATTATATGGTCTCCGGACTTCCTCCATGGCTTGAATTGTATGTTGAATTTGGGCCATCTCTGGTCATCAAAATTATCATTGGCGAAATCTGCGTCTCTGTTGATGCCGTTGATGCCTATCTTCCATGTGCTGTTCCTTTTAAGTCCACCAACCTCTATCACCACGACAGGTCGGTTCCTTTGCCTGAAACTGTCCCATATCTTTCTGTTGGATGCCATCCTGCCAGACCACAGCACTGACCAGATCACTGCGACGTCGCAGTCCTCGTCTCGATTGATGGATATTTTTTCTCCCCTTGACTGCAGATGCTGTATAAAGGCCTCGAACACAGGTCTGCTGTTGCTGCTGCCATTTTGAGGGAACACTGCTATTTTCATTTTAGGTTAGTTGGTGCTTTCTTCCAATAATCTATGTCCCACACATTTGCTGGAGCGTCTTTCATGGGAGGCCGCAGATCCGCCTTGGCACTGCTGCCTAATTTTTTCCTCTTGCCTTTCATGTGGTCCATGTACAGGCCAAGTTCGCTGTTGATGAACACATGGTGTCCCTTGACATTCTTTCCATAGCCAATGTCATTGACCTGTATTTGATATTTGTTTTGGAACTTCCTAGCGAGATGCCAAAATATGAAACTGTCATGCCATTCCAACAGCTGGAATACCTCGTCTGTGATGTATAATTTTTCCCATTCAGTTATAAATTCTCTGATGTTGGGGTGATGCAGATTATATCCAACGAAGCCACACTCGGGATACTTGCCTCCATCCTGTAAAGCATATCTCTCCCTGCCTAAGAAAGTCAGCATAGTTTCCGTTGGCAGCAGCGACTCAAGAAAATTTAGAGGCACTGGCCTAAAAGTGAACGTGTCCGCGTCCACCCACAGCACATAATCATAACCGGGAGAATTACGCACAGCGTTTATCACGCAGAAAACTTTGTTGCTGAATCTCACAGCGTCCCAGAGGAAAGAGCCCTTGTTCTTGTCCAGGCCTCCCTGCTGTTGCAGTCTTGCCGGTCGCCTGACCCCTCCATCAATTTGTTGCAGCTCTCCACACGCCACGGGGTCGTTTTTATGTTTATTTTTAAATTTTAAAAGTTCTGGTTCAGCAGCGTTGAGATCCACCCATGTGATCCTATCATTTTCGTAATTGGGTCTAGGCTCCTCCAGATAGACAACCAGGTCCACTTCAGCGGGCCATTGCTCAGCTATGCTCCTGATACCCTTTCCAGAATACAAATCCCATGTTCCCGGCTTGTAGGAAGTTATAACTTTAATTTTCATACATCTCGTACCTCTTGATCCAATCTTTCATCACCCAGCCCGGCACCAGTGCCTTGCCGGCCTTTTGGCTTACTGACACCTTGTCTAGTATTGATTTTTCTCCCATGCTGTACAAATAAAAATTATTTAATTCTTTGTTTGTGCCCTGGGCCAGCCACTGTCCAATTGGCACAGTCCACCCTGTCTTTTGTTTATTAATTATTGCGTCTGGCAGTAGTCCTTTGTAGGCTATCTTGGTCAATAGCTTGGTCTCGTGTTTATTTTTTCCTATTTTATAACTCGTTGGTATGTCTAGACAGTATTGCATAAACATTTTGGTGGTTAAAGGAAATCTACCTTCCATACCAAATGCCATGCCATACTTGTCGTTCCTGGAGAAAAATTCATTTGGTGCTTGTGCCACGCAATCCAGTGCCATATAAGATGCCACAGGATCTGCAGGATTCCATAGAGTATCGGGATATAATTTTATTAATTCTTCCCTCAATACATTTGCTGGCAGTGTTGGCACTCCCAACACCAAAGGCCTCTTTATTCTCTGCAGCCACTTGTCCACTACCGCGGCCCAAGAATCAAGTCGGTCATTGCGCATCTTCCAATACTTGGGATATCCTCCCAATATCTCATCTCCCATGTCGCCCGCCATGGTTATCACGATGCCCGACTCATGCAATCTGCGATTGGTATGATAGTACATGCTCATGCTGGGGTTGTAGACTGGTTGCTCCATGTAGTAGATGCTGTCATTCCATGAGGTGATCACGTCCCCCGGGGTGATTATTACTTCAGTGTGATTGAATTTTTCTCTTTGGGCCAATATTTTTGCACAGTTGGCATCACTGTTGTAATCCTCGTCTGTGACAACATTTGGTTCCATGCGGTTGGTGAATGTGTTTACGGATCCATGTATCTTCATCATCTCATAAGCCACCACGCTGCTGTCTAGTCCCCCGCTGAGGAACACGCCTACCTTGCGCCTGCCTATGCTCGACATCTGTACTGTGTCTCTGACCTTGCTTCTAAACTCCGTGGGATCAAAAGATTTATTGGCGTTTGGCTTTATATAGATCCTGGCAGATGTCTTTATCCTCTGGTCAGCGCAATCATACACCATCGTTTCTCCCGGCATAAGTTGTTTGATGTTGGTGAAGAACGTGTTCCTGGTGGCGTTGATGCCTGTCAGGCTCATGCAACTGATGGCCAGCTGATCAATCTTGCGTGAGTTTGGCACGCGATCCAACATGCCCTTGATCTCAGAACCAAATATTAACCCTTCGGCGGTCTGTGCATAGTATAATGGTTTGATGCCGGCATGGTCCCTGCTCAATATCAATTGTTTTGTCTGTGGATTGTAAAAGGCAAAAGCATGCATGCTGTCCATCTGTTCAACAAACTTCTCTCCATGTTGGTCTAATCCCCACGCCAACAGTTCCGTGTCGCAGGTTGTTTCAGGTTTGAAGTCTATGTATTTTTTTAACAAATCAAAATAATTAAAGATCTCTCCGTTGTAGATCAATATGTTGCCTCGCTCGCTACGCCATGGCTGCTGGGACGACCCAGGCTGATCTGTTATGCTGAGAAGATTGTGTCCAAGCGTGATGTTGTCATCATTCCAAATATCCTTGCCATCAGGTCCCCTGTGTTCACATATCTTGATGTACTTCTCCACAAACTCCCTATCTCTTTTTGTGATTCCATATATGCCGCACATATTATAATCCTAATTTTTGTTTGAATCTGCGGAACACCGTTCCATTTTTTATTTCCTCTGTGGTCCACATTTTATAACCAAGATCATATAACCACTGTGTTCTATCGGGCAGTTGTGGAGATTCAATCTTTGTCAGATTGGTATTGGAGACTGGCCAACATATAGCCAGATCCGATGTGCAGAAAGTGGGTATGCCTCTCACGCAACTGTCTGTGCTGGCTGTTGAATTATGGGTGACCACTGCATGGCAATTGGTGATTGCCTCTTGGAAGTTATATCTGTAATATTTCTTTTCATCCCCAGACCAAAATTTCTTATCCCCAATGATAAGTTGAACGTCTGACGGGAATTCTTTTTTCCTATCTTCCATCACGGCCAGGTGGTTAGGGTGTGGGCGAACTAAAAATTTTCTATCGGTGAGGGGTCGTAGTATTTTATAAACATTATTAAACCAATCAATCGGATCTAATTCATTCATGCTCCAGTTGTCCTTGGGTTGTAGGACAAATAATATCGGATCTTCTGTGTTGGACTTCCTCCAAGGATCATTCTTAATATTCCATAAACCTTTCATCATTTCCCAGCGATCCGGGGGAGAGTTGTCCGACAAGAAATTGCCATTGTTCATGGGAGAATAAAGAGATACTCGCCAATGATGTTGAGGATGATCCACTGTATTTCCAAAACTGCTTAATAGTCCACCATCAAATGTAATAATATAGATACCTTTTGCCTTCGCCCTCTCCACTAGGTCCAATCTCCGTCCCTTGGTGTGATGCCGCTGATTGGTGCCCCCATACCCAAACATGCAACCTATCGGAGCAGTGGGTTCCATTTCTCCG